GTTGATATGCTAAAAGTGATAGTAATTGGGTACCTGGTGATGTTTTAGTATACGATGGGCATGTATGTTTTGTTGAAGGAAACGGCGTATTATCTCATTCATACTATACGCCATGTAGTGCAAGAAGTGGCACAGCTTTAGATGTTTATAATTATGTTGTATCACATTGAAATGATCCAGCTCCGAAAAGTGATGGAAGTTCTGGAGGAGGGACGTGAGGTTGAAGATTTTGACATACTGGTAGTTACTCTGGAACGTACTTAGGAAGATTACATCAACAGGATAATCCTGGTGGTGGTGGACACACCCCTGGAGGTGGTGATGATCCACCACCAGTACCCGGGCCTGGTGAAGCTGGTTGAGTTTTAACAAGTCAGCCTGCAATACAATTTCCAGAAACTACTTTTGCAGGTGCTGCACAAATTTGGCCATACATTCCTGAAATATATAATCAGGAGTATGAAGATAAACAACGAGAGGATTGAGAGGCAGATCCTGGGCCAGCAAGTGAGGCCCCGCATTGAAGAACAAATAGACGCTGAGAACCATTTAATACATACACGTACGAAAGATCAATGTATTATGAAAAAAATGAGCAAGGTGTATATGTTGGTAAATGAACTAATTGAGTGTTAGTTGATTCTTCATCTCATAGTGGGGATCTTGCTGGGTATGACACAGCAATAGAAGGTCCTTTAGCCGGGTGAAATTTTGATTGAGATAATATTCATGGAGATTAAATAAAATGAGATCAATTGCATTTCCTGAAATTTTTACAAGAACAACGACTAATATTGTAGAAGACTATGATGCTACATTACAAAATTTAAAACTCCTTATATGATCTGAAAAAGGAGAACTTTTTGGTGATCCTTATTATGGGACAGGTTTAAAGAGATACTTATATGATCAAAATGATGTAGTTCTTCAAGATATTCTACTTGATGATTTATATACAGCAATTAAATTATTTATGCCACAACTTGAATTTGAAAGAACTGATATTAAATTAATTAGAAATTCTAAAGGTGAATTGTCAATTAAATTAAGAGCTATGAATAAAGCTGATTTCACGACTGATTTGTACACAATTGTATTAATGGATAGTGAAATGTAGTATATTATAATGAGGTAATAGATATGAGTGATACTATGAATATTCCTGCGATAAGTTATACGAATAAAGACTTTCGTAGCATTTATCCAGAAATGCTAGATTTAGCAAAACAACTAACAAACAAATGAGACCCTTCAAGATCAAATGAATCTGATCCAGGTGTTGTTCTTTTAAAAGAGGCTGCTTTTGTTGCTGATCATAATAACTATAATATTGATAAAAATATTTTAGAGAACTTTTTACCATCTGCTACTCAAGATATTTCTGTTAGAAACATCACTGAAATGAATGGCTATACTCCTAGGTATTATGTTTCAGCAAATGGACAAGTTTCTTTTAAATGAAATAAACCAGAATCAGAGACAATGTCAATTTTTACAATACCTGCATTTACATTGGTTTTATCAGATGTTGAAGATAGCATCTCTTATACTCAGGTAAGTGATATTGTAATAATGTCAGATCAAATTTCATCTGGTACTTTTATAGAAGGTACATTACAAACTCTTGCAATAAATGAAAATCAAGTTATTTATTTAGACAACTTAGATGATAATAATAGACTGTATTTTCCAGAATCATTAGTTGCACAGAATGGTGTGTATGTTAGAAATATAAATGTAGATGATTATAATGATTTATGGGAAAGAAATAATTATTTATTAACTCAACCAACAGGATCTCATTGCTATAAAATAGATTATGACTCAAATAAAGATTTACCTTATATCGAATTTCCTAGTGATATTTCAAACTTAATTGGTGATGGATTACAAATTCAATATATTTCTACTTCAGGTGAAGCAGGCAATGTTAGTGCAAATACATTAACTAAAATTGTATCTCCTTCAAAAATTGTGATAAATAATGGTATTGATGAAGTTGAAATAAGTACAGAAAATTTTATTCCATGGAATCCAGGAAGTATTACAAACGGAAAGAATCCTGAAACAATTGATGAAATGTATAAATCATTTAGAAAAGTTGTTGGCACATTTGAAACACTTGTAACATGTTTAGATTACTCAAATAAAATTTATACATTAACAGATGTTTTTGACAATCCTTATGTATCAAATGTAAGAGTTGCTGATAGACGAAATGATTTTAATAAATCAATGAATATTGTTAGCTATGATGTTAACTCTGGAAATAGATATTTTGAGAATGTTAGCATTAAACCGTGCTCACTAACATTTAAAGGTATTGTCGATAAATTACCATCATCTGGGGCTAATGGTGACATGGTGTTATTATCAGAAGATAATAACCTATATGTTAACATTGGCACAACTGGTGTGATGTGGCGAAATTCAAAAGATAAAATAAATTATAATGATTTTGCATTGCTGACAAGTGCAATGACACCATATGATTTAGCTATATATGCTTTAACAGTATTTTCTTTAGCTGATTACTCACCATTAAACCCATTTGGAGCATATAATAATTCATTTACACCTGTGTCTAATAATGTATTAGAAATTATAAAAGGTGAAATAGAAGAAAACAAGTGCATATGTCATACATATAAAAACATAGATACTGATGATATTTTCTGTTTTAAAAATTATGTCCCATTAAATGTAACATTGTATCTTTATAATAAAATAAAAGAAAATGTCAAAGATGATATTTTAAATAATATTTACATAGCTCTTTCTCAAAATTTTAATCCAAGAAATTTAGAATTTGGTGAAAAGATAAATTTAGAGGCGGTAAAAAATGTAATAATTAGTGCTGACTCTAGAATAAAAGACGCATCTATTGAAATTAAAGACACTGATGCTGAAGGTAATAAATTAATTAAATTATTTGGAATGAAAAAAGAAGGAAATGATGTTCCTGTATCAACAATATCAGGCCAAACTGATTTATTAATAGATATTATTGCAAAGAATGTTTTAGCAGGACGTGTTTGCTTGTTTAATTTTGATTTTGGACAGGTTGATGGCATCGATACATTAGAAGGTACACAAATATCAACTGAAGTCGAGATATCTTTAAATAAAGATGCTATTCCTACTAATTATTACACATCAGAAGTTAAAAGAGAAGTAACAGTTATGACATCTTCTGGAGATACTAGTACTCTCCCTGCATATAACTATAAACTTGATGCACCTAATAATAAGGTTGGTGATGTTATTAAAAATATTGCTCAAGGATCATCATACACACTTGTTGGTGATGATACATTAACTATAACTCCAATTGATGTTAATACTGGAAAGCCTTTGAAAAAACAGGCAATAGAGTACAAGTCAAAAGGAGAAATTTCATACACAATTCAAAACCAATTAGCCGCTGATTTAGAAAATAATAAAACTGAGTCATTGTTGCCAGCCGGTGAAATGACAATAAATAAAGATGATATAACAATCTCTGAAAATAAAGGTATATTAAATTTGAATTATACACTCAATGAAAATGAAACAATTCAAATTTTACACCCTAATTATTTTTCTGAAACAACATATACTACATATGTAAATTATCGTTACATAGGTAAAACAACTGATAGAATATATGCAAACACTGAGCATACATTAAAAGCGGGTGAAAAAATTGTAATAATATATTCACAAGAAGGTTCAACACAACAAGTTATTCTTGATGAAGGACAGATTGTTAGAACAAGCTTTAATTTAATTCCTACAGATGAAACAAATGGCGTTGGTAATAAAAAATCTTGAACTGATCCAAGAACGGGTATTGTATATGAAAACGCAACATTTAAACAATTGGGATCAAACCAAACTATTTCTGTAAGAAAGCAAATGAATACAATTTTAAATAGTTCAGGTATTTGGTGCTATTGAATTTTAAATAATGATGACAATCAATTATTCTATTCAGGCCAACATGAACGTATTTTAAATAATAACGAGTATTTTATTTATACTAATTCATCATTAGATGAAATGATGATACTTGGCTCAGGTACTAAATTAACAAGAGTTGATAATAATGACTCTTGGTGAAGAATACCTAAAACAATTGTTGAAATATCATCTTTATCTACTAATGGTGTAGGTGTTAATGTTCCTTGGCAGAAATCAATTGATTTTGTTAATAATAATTTCACTATCACAGAAATGAATGTCATCACTTTAGGTGAAGGTGATAGAATA